GACTGCGGGCATTCAAGCATTCGAGAGAGGCGTTCCGGAGGCAACCATCCGAGGCGACATCTTTGGTGTTGATTGCCAGAGTCGGCTAGACTTTTTCAACGCCACAGAAGGCTACTTTGTCGACGTTAAAACCGATGCCGAGCTTGACACCTTCGTCTATCGCTTCGGCAAGTTCGGCTATGCTAGACAGTTGGCTTTCTATCGTGAGATGGTTCGGGCGTTGGGCACTGGCCATGAGTGGTCAGTCTATGTCCTCGCAATCGAAAAGGAGATGCCGTTCCGGTCGCAGCTTTACCGGGTGATGGATTCAACCCTACTGGCAGCACGGGAGGAAGTGATTCAGGCACTGGACCAATACAAGCAGTTGCGACTGCGTGAAGATGAGTTTGAGTGGCCGATTTCTTTAGTTTATGGGCAGAAAGTGGAGGTGATTTGATGAGTAAGTTTAAGGTTGGCGATCGGGTGCGAGTGCGGAAGCCTGCGGACGTGATGCAAAAACCATGGTGGACGGAAGGAATGGATCGTTTTGATGGATCGTTGCATCGAATTAGGGAGTTGGTTACGGATTATGGCAACTTTAAGTTGGTGGGAGCTGGAAATTACCAGTTTCATCCAGACTGGCTTGAGAAAGTCGATCCGGTTGAGCCGATTCGATCATGGGTTCCGCAAGGCTACAGCGTGATCGAGATTGCGGTGCCGGATGCGATGCGAGAGGCGATTGGCGAGGGCAATGCGTTGGTGTGGAAGAAGCCGAATCGCGGTCAAAGATATTTTGCCTTAGGGCTAACGACAAACGTGTCGCGGGCTGATTTTTTAGATAACTTTCACCCCGTCATCACCCCCACCACGCCACCCGCTCCGAAGTACCGTGAGCCGACTCAGGCGGACGTTGGAAGGATGGTTGAAGTGCGTGATTCGCAGGACCATAGATGGGAGAATTTTGAACTTCTTGCTGTGATTCGAGACGAAAGCATTTTTGAAAGGTTTGTTTGCCGCGATCGAGAAGACGCATTGGATTCAATCAACTGGACATTCGCCCGCATCAAGATCGAGGAGCCCAAGTAATGGAACTCTACGCAACCCGCGTCATCAAGCCGCGCCGAACATTCCTTTACGGCGTCGGCAAAATCGGTAAGTCAACGTTTTGCAGCGAGGCTCCCGGTGTTGTCTTCATCCAGACCGAAGACGGGCTGGCGAACATCGATGCTGTCACCTTTGGTCTCTGCACCGATCCTGAGCAGGTGTTCGACCAGATCGGCCAATTGCGAACCGGTGAGCACCAGTTTCAAAACCTCGCAATCGATTCGGTGGACTGGCTCGAGAAGCTAGTTCATGAACGCATCTGCCAGGAGGCTAGCGTCTCCAGCCTAATCGATATGGGGCACGGGCGAGGCTACACGATGGCTCAAGGTTGGTTCAATCGGCTAACCAGGGAGCTAGACGCACTGATTGCGGAGCGTGGAATGGGCGTGTTTCTGATCGCCCACGCTGAGCCGGTGCGGTTCGAGGATCCAGACACCGCAAGCTACGATCGCTGGCAACCTAAGCTTGCCAACTTGGTGGTCAAACACTTGCGGGAATGGTGCGATGAAATCTTTTTCGCATGCGAGAAAGTCGCGGTCAAGAAGGAAGAGGGGAAGATGGGGCGAGAGGTCGCAAAGGCTGTTCGCGCAGGCGGGCGGATCCTGAGGACCACTCCGAAGCCGTCAGCAATGGCGGGCAACAGGCTGAAGGGGATCCCAGAAGAGATTCCCTTGAGCTATAGCGAGTACGCGAAGTATCTACCACAACATCAGGAGGTGACTAAGAATGGCTGAGCTGGGAATTAATTGGGATGAAGTGCCAGAGGAGCGGAGCTATACACCGATCCCCGATGGAGACTACTTTGTAGAAATCACGAGCGCCGAACGCGATGATAACCAGATGGAAGGCACCAGCACGCTCAAGCTGGAGTACACCATCATCGACCAAAGCCCATTTAACGGGCGGACGGTGAGGAGCAATCATTCGCTGTACCATCCAGACCAATCGCGGGTTGAGATTGGTATGGCAACGCTCCAGAACGTTTGCCGCGCGATTGGGCTGATGCGACCTACCGACGATCAGCAGTTCTTGGGTGGTCAATGCTTCGTTCGGCTGGTGGCGTCTACCGGAAAGAACAACAAGACGTATACCAACATCAAAGTCTGGTGGTCTGTTGACTCGCAAGCCCCACCGCAAAAAAGCCCGGCAATGAAGGCGCCAGCGGCTAGGCCAACGGCACCCGCAGCAGCACCACAACAGCGACCAGCGGCTCCTCCATCGGGTCCGCAGGTGTGGCGACCTGGTCAGGTGCAACCACCCAAGGGATTCTAGTGGGAGGCAGTCATGGAAGATGAGACGCTCAAGTGGCTGGATACTACCGCAGGCTGGTTAGCGTCTCGCTTCCGAACGCCCAAAGATGAGGTCTACCAGATGCTGGCCTATCAGCTTGCGTCTGGTCAGCCTAGAAAGTTTGCCCGGCTCCGCGTCATGCGCGAGCTTGGGCAGTCGGAAAGAGCCCACCAAGGGCCATCGGTTGAACGTGAGGCGGTTGAGATGGGGCAGTCAGTAGCGGAACTGACAGCGGCAGAGGTGCTTGATGAGAGATCCTGGCTGATCGTCCAACTGCGGGTGCAGCATGGGTACACCGTGAAACAGGTGGCCGATCAGCTTGGGATTTCTCGACAGCGGGTTGGGCAGATTTACACACAGGCGATCGAACGACTTAGGGAGGAACTGGGATGAACAGCGAAACACCATCGGATCTATTGGCGACACTGAGGAAGCAGTTTGCGAAGCTTCATCTTGAGCTGGCAGCAGGCAGGCAGGAGGCAGCGGAGGCAAGGATCGATGCACTTGATCAGATGATTGAGGTGCTTCAGTTTGAGGATGAGCAGAATCGGAAGTTGATGGGCGTCGATGAGGAAGGGGCGATCGTCTGGCGGTTGCTTGTCGAAGGCGACAGCCTGAAAGCGGGCGACCAGCTATGGGATGGATTCGACCAGGAGTGGCGAGATATACCGGAGGATGAGCACGGCGTGGACGTAGAGGAGCACCGTGTCATTCGACGTAAAATCTTTATCCCTGGGTGAACAGCCATGCAACCTCGATGGTATCAGACGGAGGCAGTCGAGGCGATCGCTGCGCACTTCGCCACCAGTAACACCAGCCCGGCAGTCATCTTGCCTACCGGTGCCGGTAAGTCGCTGGTCATTGCCATGCTAGCCCAAAGGATGGTCGCCAATGGTGGCCGGGTGGCAGTGTTCCAGCACAGGGCGGAACTGATTCGGCAGAACGCGGAGAAGTTTCAGGCGATCTGTCCTGATGTTCCGGTAGGGATCTGGTCAGCGAGTCTAAACCAGAAGAGCGGTAGTCAGCCGGTGGTATTCGCTGGGATCCAGTCTGCTGCGAAGGAGGAGAGCCTGCTACACCTCGGTTGGCGGGATCTCATCATCGCGGATGAGTGCCACCTAATCCCGCCCGATGGTGACGGGCAATGGCTGTCAATGCTTAGGCACTGGCAACGGCTCAACCCTGACTTCCGCTTTGCTGGTTTGACTGCTTCACCGTGGCGACTGGATAGCGGGTCGATTATCGGTCCAGATAGGATCCTTCAGTCGGTGGCGTTCTCGGCACCGATCACACGGCTGATCGAGGAGGGTTATCTTTGCAATCTGATTTCCAAGGATCCCGACAACCACATCGACACGTCGGGTGTTAAGATGGCTGGTGGTGAGTACATCCTGAAGCAACTCGATGATGCAGCGAGCAAGGACGCTGCCAAGGTCGATCTGGCTTGCCGGGAACTGGTGGCCAGGACTGCTGGACGCAATTCAGTGCTAGTCTTCTGCTGTGGTCGGAAGCACGCCAGGATGGTGGTCGAATCGATCGCGAATCTGGAACCCGGAAACGTAGCCTACGTCGATGGGATCACCAGCAAGAGCGAGCGAGAGGACATCCTGGAAGCGTTTGCGTCGCAGCAATTTAAGTACCTCGTAAACATCGACGTATTGACTACCGGATTTGACGCTCCTTGCATCGATGCGATCGCAATGCTACGTCCGAGCCAATCGAAGGGGCTTGTCTATCAGATGATTGGGCGAGGGCTGAGGACACATCACACGAAGCAGGACTGCCTGGTCCTAGACTTCGCTGGGAATCTAATCACGCATGGGCCAATTGACTCCTTTGCGGATGACTACCGAACTACCCAGCGTGGCGAAGGTGGCGAGGCGCCGAGTAAGGTTTGCCCTGAGTGCAAAGAGATTGTCCACGCAGCGGCAACCCAGTGTACGCAGTGCGATTACCAGTTTCCCGAGAAGGAGATTAAGCACGACATCCGGCCAGCGGAGGTTCGGGTGCTGTCAGGTGGTGAGGATGCAATGGAGACGGTGGACATTGAGAGCGTCAGCTATAGCGTCTACGCACCGGACCACAAACCGCGAATGCTTCGAGTGACCTACAAGCTAATAGGCGCGGCAGCGGTGGCGGAATACATCTGCCTGGAGCATACCCAAGGATCCTGGCAGCAGAAGAAAGCAGCGGCGTGGTGGCGTGATCGCTCGGATGTCCCGGTTCCCGATTCCGTTTGGGCAGCTTACAGACTCCACAAGTCAGACGAAAGTGCTATTGCGTCACCTCGGCAACTCGTTCTAAAGTGGACCAAAGGAAAGCGATGGCCTGACATCGTGCAGTACATCGGCATTCAGAAGGCGATTATCGAGGCGGGCTACTTGGCTGATCTGAATGATACGATCTACATCGATCGTGATATTTTTCAAGGGCTGAAAAAAGGAGGTTAGGTCATGGGCTGGCAGAGCACGTACACCGAAGGCGCGGCAAGGGCTGAGAAGATTAGGAAATCAAAGAAGCTTAGCGAGTCGCGGAAGTCAATCATCATGGCGACCGAACAGGCTAGCATGAGCACACCATGCGATATTGGTTTGCCGTGGGTGAGCGATGAAGCGGAGAGGCTCATACATCAGTTGATCGAGGAGGAGGGCGTGAAGGGGATCCGGCCAGTAGAGGAACGCTGGTTGTCATCGATCTTCCAAGAGCGAACGCGGGTGTTCTCGCTGATTCGTCAACACTTCTGCGATCCTACGGAATCGGTCGAGCAGGGCCTGAACCGTCGCCTTGGACTGACGCTTAGACCATCCGGCCAGTACAACAAGAGCAAGGTCTATTGCGATCAGCTCAAGCACGCTTACCAGTTGGCTTGGTCAAAGATTCAGTCCGGCTATCAGCGACCAAAGGAGAAGTCACCAGAGCAGCGGTCACAGGAAAAATACAACCAGGGTTGTCGGAAGAAGCACATCCAGAAGCACCAGAAGCGGCTTATTAAGGTGGGTGCAGAATGAATTTGGGCAGCATACCAAAGGAGCTACTGGACCAGCCCAACTGGGTCCGCTGGTGGTACACACCAGACGGCAAAAAGATGTTTGTCGGTAAGTCGAACGATCGATCGACCTGGCATACCATAGACGATCTGGCTACCTCGGAAGCGGTGGCCTTCGTTATCCCAGAGGCTGGGCAGTATGTAGGCGTCGATTTAGACGATGTTATCGGGCTGGATGGCGTGATGTCGGATGAGGCTAGCGAGATACTCAACCGCTTCATCGGTGTTGCCTACGCTGAGCTGTCGCCATCTGGTAGCGGACTCAAGCTGATTACCAGGGGACGCAAGCCGGACTGGGCCAAATGTGAGCTAAGCACCTGGCTTGAGTGCTACGACCATGCGCGATTTTGGTGTATGACGGGTCGCCCGGTTGATCCCAGCGAAGCGGACTGGATGGAAATCGGGGACGGACAGGAGGCGATCGACTGGCTTTGCGATAAGTACCTCAGACCATCCCAACCAGTCAAGCGACCAAAGCAGATCCAGGTTGTCACAGCGGAGCCGGTCAGCGGGTCGCTAATCGAACGCGCCGAGGCTTACGTTGCAGCCTACCCGCCAAGCTTAGAAGGTGGCAGGAACAACGCAGCATTCAAGCTTGCCGGCCATTTGTTCGCGATCGACCACTACGGCGAACGGTTAACGATGGACCAGTGTTTCCACCTCGTTTGGCAGTGGAACTGTGGACTACCCAACCCGCTCGATGAAGTGGAAATCCGATCTGCTGTGGAGTCAAGCAGTCGCAACGGCACACCGATGGAAACCAAGCCAGCCACATCTCGGGCTGTCACCGTTGCTAGGGTGTTATCTAGCGACGATGAGATTCAGCCCTCGCTAAACGATCTGATCGAAGGCGTGAAGGACGCTCACACCGCAGGCTGGCCTGCCCGATTGATGAGACCACCTGGATTTATGGGGGAGGTCGTTGACTTCATCCAGCAGCAGAACCCTCGGCCATCGTCGATCCTCGCCCTCCCCGCAGCGATCGCTTTGCAGGCTACGCTCCTAGGTAATAAGTGGCGGGACAAGTCCGGCAACCGTGCGAATCTTTACCTGATCGCAGTCGCTCCGCCAGGGGCAGGCAAAGCAGCACCGATCCGAGTTGTCCAGGATGTGCTCACAGCGGCAGGGGCTGAGGAACTTTGGGGAGGTAAGCCGTCAAGTGATTCCGCAATGGCATCAGACATGAAGGTTAAAAGCACCAAGCTCTACGTCTGGGATGAGTTCGGAAAGTTCCTTCAGAAAACCAAGATGACTAGCGGAGGATCCGCGACACTCAACACCATTCAGGATGCAATGCTTGAACTATGGGGCATCAATGGCGGAACCTGGAAGCAGAAAAGCTACAGCGATTCCAAGCTAAACAAACAGGTTGATGATCCTTGTATGCTGCTTCACGGATCGACCACACCCGGAACGCTTTGGGCAGGGTTCGATGAGTCGAATCTCCTCGATGGATTCTGCGCTCGCCTACTGATATTCCAAGAGCATCAGTACGGACCACTCCAGGAGACGGAACAGCAAGCCCCGCCAGAGTCTATTATCCAACAGGCTAGATACTGGGTTCACTGCAAGCACCATGACGGCAATCTGCCCGAGCTCAACGCTGGCTGTCGGGTGATCCCTGAGACCGGCAACGCTCGCCATTACTTTCGCGAAATGTCGCAGATGATGGAAGATAACCTGCACGACGAGGCAGCAGCGGCGCAGTGGGCGAGGTCCAGCGAGAAGGCCCGTAGATTGGCTATCTGCTACGCTTGCAGCAGGGACTACCAATCACCGCTGATCGATGACGAAGCGGCTCAGTGGGCCTGTGATGTGGTCAGAATCGCCACTCAGCAGTTCCTCAAGGCTGCGCGGTCTGAGATTACCGGAAGCGATTGGCAGACGGCAAGGTGGAAGAAGGTACTTTCGTACATCAAGAGCGAAACAAAGCGACGGCAGCCGGTTAGCCGGTCGTCGATCATGCGTAAATTCAGGATGACGGCGACTGACACGGAGAAGATTCTTTCGGCGCTTTCCGAGGCACGGGAGATTGAGGCTGTCGCTGTCGCTGATCCCCGGCCAGGTCGCCCTGGGACGTACTACCGGGCGATGGGGTGAGTTCTTCAACGCTCAGGATCGTCGAACGAAGGATCGTGTAAACGTGGTTGTTTGGGTTGTCTCTCTCGTACTTGCCATCGACCAACCAGCACCCAAGCGTGATTGTCTTGCGGTGCTTGGCGACCAGTTCACCAACCAAGCGAATCTGATAAGCGTCGTCGCCCTCGGCGTGATCAAGGAAGACAACGCGGTAGAGGCGACCTAGTTCAAACTTCTGGATGGTCATAGGTTGGTGCCTGCAATCCTGCTTCCACTGCCAGGGTTAGAGCGAACGCAACACGGGTGAGGGCGTTGACTAGGTGAGGTTCGGAGCGATCACCAGCGGACCACTCGACCAGATGATTCATGGCGTGCCCGATGTGCTCTTCCATCGGTATCTTCTTCCAGTTGTGGAGCCCGTACTTTCGCAAGCCGAAGCCGTTGCACTGTGCCAGCAGCCTGAGCACCACTGGCGGAACTGCATCGTACCTTGCCAGTGTGAACGAGTGCTTTCCACCCTGGGCGTTAGTCTCGGTGTCCCCTTCGCGTAGCTTGGGAGGCTTCACCCATTCTAGCCTGTTCTCTCTCTTTGCTTTTGTCGTAGCAGATGGCTTGTTTTTGGTCTTCTGGGAGGTCGTCATCTTTGATAGCTCGCAGGCACCTTGGGATAAAATCTTCTTCTGATTCGTTCGGTAGTCTGTTTGGTATCGGCATCACTTAGCCCTCACCGCTTCCAGATTTAATCGATCCGCCCCGCCCTTGCTACGGCTTACCGTTATCCCTAGCCAAGCCGAGCCGATATTCTTTGGTCCCATGCCACGCTCTACTTCCCAACCTCCCGAGCCATCACCCCAAGCGTCCTTGTAGCCAGGGCACCGAACGTGCAGTTGCTCGTCACGGTAAACCTTCCCGTTTTGGCTGATGCGCTGGCGAGGTATGCTAAAAATCCAATCGTCATGCGTGTGACCAGTGAGAACCACATTGGCGTCTGGCGTATAGTTTGCAATTCGATTCGTCTGGATCACCCCCTTCGTCACTGGTCCACCACCTCCAGATCCGTGGTAATGATGGAGCCAAGCGGAGGCGACGTAACGGTCCGGGTTGGCGGATGATTTAACTGATAGCCTAACCCAACCACTGTAGCCCGAGGATAGCGTGACGCCTCCAACTGATCGCAGTCCAGCAGTCAGGCGATCGGTCAAATCGGTTTCATGGTTCTTCTGGATCGCGGTTTCATGGTTCCCGCGACCACAGATTGCAAGGATCGATTTGTATGGCTGGTAAAATTCAACCGCAGTAGAGACCAGCGAATCGAGGTAGTTGTTTGTTTGATGTTCCGGGCGGATCGATTCCTTCGATGACCTGCGATCGTATTTCCCTTGCATCGCGCAGAACAGATCGCCGTTATCAAGCACAGGGCAATTAGATTCCAGTGCCTCGTTCAGGTGCTTCCTTTCCAAGTCCTGATCGCACTTCGGGTTGTCATGATGGACGTCGGAACGAAGAAGCATCCATGCGGTATCTTGGCCAATATCCCAAAAGCATATCTCAAAGACGTTAGGTCCGATCTGTTTTAGCGTCCAGTTTTGCATGGTCGTTCCTCAAATTGAGTTTAGATCGGATCGCCTCTACACGCCCCTCGCCCCATTCATCTAGCCAACCTTGGAACCAATAGAGGCGATCAAGCTCACCCATTTTGTGAGGGTTGCTATCGAACGGGTCGCCGTTATTGAACGCCTCCCGGCCTCGGCTGTTCGCTGTTTTCTTCTTGCCCATCGATCGCACCTTTTGTCAGTCGGCAAGCTTCTCTGATTATTGATCGCCACGGGTCAAACGGGTTGAGCCATCGCAATGCTCCAGACATTGTAGCCCGAAGTGCGGCAAAAATGGTGACACTCCAATCGAACTTCTCCGCATTGCCCGCAAGTTCATCTGCTAGGCTATCAATCTCAGCCAGGCATTTTTCCCATCCTTTAGCGTTCATGTTGGCCTGGACTCTGCGACAACCACACCCCTTGGGCGGATCAATCCCGAAGTGTTTTTTGATGAGGTAATAGACCGCATCGCCTGGCCTATCGAGTCGGTTCCGCGCTGGCCGTGCTTCGTGGCGGATTACCTGGAGGAGCGATCGATCCACGATTGGCGTGGAGTCCACCAGGCAGCACCCGAAGTGCGTCACTGGGTTTGGTGCTTTATGGATTGCACCGCATCGCGGGCAGATGGATTCGATCATGGTTGACAGTTGATTGTGATTGTTGCTGTGGTCGCTGATGTGAAATTGACTGGTAGCGTGGTATCTGCTGGGTCGGTTCCTGCGCAGCAATCACTCAGCCACGATCGGCAGGATTCAGGTTCAGCGGTTGATGGATTGCACTGATGCACCGGGCAGGTTGTCCAGGTCATTGTGATACTGTTTTTGGTGGCACCGAAAGCGCGGCTGATCGTGTGATTACCGCAAACATCGTCACAGTCAACCGTCAGCGTGCCCTGGAATTGATCGTTTGCGATCCCGAAGCCTCGGCAAGGTTCCTGGCAGGTGCCATAAATACCACCGCCAACGGGACCCATATCAAAGCTACCGCAGATTTCATCGAATCCGCTAGTCTGCCCACCAATCTCGATTCCTAGTGAGCTATCAAAAAGCGTGGTAAAATCTAGCAGTTGCGTGACCAGATCATTTAGTGGAGTCGGCCAGCCAGAGCCGGACAACTGATTCACTTCGTAGGTTGTATCGTTGATCGCTGCGCACGTTGGGTTGTTCGGTCTAGCAGTCCACCAATTCTCATCTGAATCGTTTTCGCCAGATGCACAAGGTGCAATCCTGTCGCACTCAACACCGTGATAACCACTCGATGAAAAGCAAAACGAACTGGTTGTCATCTCCACCCAGTTTGGAGCGTCTACAGCGCAATCAAAAAAGCGGAAGCTATAGAGCTGCGATGTAGTTCCAGTCGTCGGGTACTGATACGCCTGAAATCCGATCAAGCAATAAAAGAAACCCATCAGCCCACCCGTACCGCCTTCATCGCAGGTTGGGGAAATGATCGTGCAATCACTGTTTCGCGGGCAGTTGTCGTTATAGTAAGCGGTAATCTTGTAGCGAATGCTCTTGTCTGTTTGAGCGTAAACCGTTCTACCAAATGTCGCTGTAATCTGCTGCTGAGTTCCAGAAGGGGCGAACGTCAGAAGCAAGGATACCTCCTGCCAAAGCGTCACCTTATACAGCAGTTCCAGATCCTCAACCTTGAATGTGAAGATGTAATACTCCGTTGGCTTGCATCCTCCCCACTGGCTGTAAACTGTCGGATAAAAAGGGTCAAATTCATAATCTTTCGCATTGTACCAAGTGGAGCAAGCAACGCACGAACCAGCTGGAACAGGACCACCACCAGGACCACCGAACGCTTCGCCGTAGCCAGCACCTTGGAACCCTGGCCCGCCTCCTCCCTGTGGATTGCAGCAGTCTACATTTGAACCACCTGGTAGCCACGAATTGTAGAACGCCTTCCAGCAATCGCCCTGGGTTCCGTCCCATGCGACAGCAGCGGAGTAGTCAACAATCTCATATTCCACTGGAGTGGAGCAATATCGCAACACCAGCGAGCAACCCGGTATAGCGTTGATCGCTTGGTTGATGGTCCACGAATAGGTGTCGCTGCCAACCGATGCGGCAATCGTGGTGATCGTCTCAGTACATGGACCACAATCACCTTCACCGCAGCACGTACACCCTGCCCCGTGTTTATTAGCCATTATCGATTCCAAAGACAACTTGCAGAGTACGGTTAGCACCTTCGATTGATCCACTGACAACCTTGAGCGTGGTGGGCGTTGTCGATGGTCCACCAATGATTGCACGAAATGCAGCGGGATCTAATGCAACGTGCCTAGCCTGTGTTGCTGAGACCGTTACGCTGTACTCCGTGCCCTCTTTGTAGACTGGCTTATACGTCGTCCCGCCATCGTCCGACACCTCGAACTTTAGGCCAGTCCCAGTCAACGCGGAGGGTGTGACCACAGCCAGAGGCACCTTATCCAGTGGCACGGCTACCGCGGCACTCGTCGTTGATCCGTTCGCAATTACCACGCTAGCCCGCTCGATTTTTGTTGCCATGTTTAGCAATCCTCAAAGTCTACGAACCAATAACCACTGTACCATTCACGTTTGCATTGAATCCATTTGTCCGCAGCAATCGAAGCAGCGGAGATATTGTAAACGGTGTGAGTTGTGCTGGTGCTGGTCAAGCCAGTGCCCACCAGTTTATAGGCTGTCACCGTCCCGCTTCCGGCAGTCGTCCCGCTCCTCGCTGTAATCCCGCCAGAGTTCACCTTGGCAATCATCGCGGCACCTGGTCGAGCATAGACATCGACAACAATCAGCGTGCCGTCCTGGGTGCGGGTGGCCAGGAAGAAGTCGTTATCCTTAATCAGCCGATCGCTGAGGTTGAATACCTCGGTTATCACGCTGGTACTGTTGGGCGTGTGGCCTGATATGGCGTCGGTTGTCTTGTCCCTGGTCGCTACCCTGGCATCACCTGAGGCGACAACCGGTGTAGCAGATCCATAATCACCAGCGGGTATATCCTCCTCAGCCTGCATTAACCAGGTTGCCCCAGTATTGGCCGGCACATTGCGAGCACCTGGCGTGCTGTACGCTCCAACCTGTTCGCGGACCATCTTCTGAACCGCTTTGGCTAGCTCAGGGCTTAGGACTGCTACCTGTCGCGTCATGCCCAACTCCAGGGACCTAATTGCAGGTCGTTAAAGTTGGCTGATTTGTAGCGATTGAAGCTAGGCGAGATAAACACTGGAGTTGTCAGGCTAGTATTTTTACCTCCCGAGCCGTTAAGGTTCCCTGTCGTCTGCTGGAAAGCATCGTCGCCGAAAGGAACCTTAGCACCAGTCCCCTTAGATCCGCCCGACCAATAGTAGGTTCCTTCGTCCAGCAATTTGATCTTCCAGCCCTCGCCGTTGTTTGACCAGAACTTGAACTGGTACTCCACATTCCAATAGGCGACCTGCTCTTTACGCTCCTGAGTCGCACTGATCGAAGCACACAGCACCGTGTTAGCGGCAGCACCCCAGAACGCTTGCGAGTTGACTCGGTTCATGTAGTTCGGAATTTGCGTGTAATCAAAGTATAGCTCCGCTCTACTGATGGTCAGCACCTGGATGGTTTCAGGCGTGGTCAGTGGCGGCAGTGACTCCCCAGCGGAATTGTAGAATGGTCGCGTAGGATCCTGAGCATCGAACAGCAAAGGAACCTCGATCGTCTCAGCGGACCATGACCACCTAGGCGTGATGTCCCACGGTTCCTGGTTGCTTTCGTTGGCCTTGATGGTTTGGTTGTCAAAGACACACTCCACTTCCCAAGTGGCCGGACCAATCTCCGTGCATGTGCGGGAGATGCAGTACGCACCAGCTGCGATGTCCGACGCGGCACCGATGGCAGGGATCCCAGGGACCAGAACAACTTCGTTCTCCCGGGCATCTTCATCGGGACTACCAGCAAGCCCCACGCCATCAGTCATTCTGACAACAAAGACTACCGAATGCTGGAGGTTTACCCTCAGCTTGTCTAGGTCGAACGTCTCTTGGCTGTTGATCCCGACGCGCTTGCCAATCACGGCGCTCATAGTGCGAACTCCACAAAGGCGGCGGCTGGGTTGGTGAGTGCTTTAGCGATCTTCTGCAAGAACGCTGCTTGCTGTCGCTCAAGAACCAATTGCTGGTTCATCGCGTTCTCTCGGAACTTCTCGAATGCCGCTGTGCTTGTCGCCTCCAGTGCTTGCGGCTGAGCGAGCTGGACGGCTTGCTGGGTGGCGTCTCTCGCTGTGGCGCTGACGTCCTCGGCGCCTTCCCGAACTGCTTCGGCTCCAGGTGCTGCGGCCTTCATCAGATCGATCCCGCTAAACTGCTCGAATGTAGCCCGCACCTTGTCGGCGGCCTTAGAGGTACCTTCGGCGGTTAGGTCCTGAGCCTCGGTAGCGTCTGCTAGGTTGGCGGCTTGTGCTTTGGATTCCGCTTCGTATGCTGAGCGTAGCGTGCTCATCTGATCGCGGAATTGATCGAGTGCTTTTTGCCCAAGGTTGTCAGGGTTGGTCAGTTCATTCAGTGACGTTTGCATCTGGTCGCGGTTTTCGTCGCGGATCCGCTGCACCGTCGCCTGTACTTCCTTCGCGATGTTATCGATATTCTGGACCACATCGGCACCGAAAGTGCGGCGCGTCAGCGGGTTATTGACCAGCACCCGGAACAGACCAAGGAAAACATCCGTTGCACTGGCTGCCATCCCGATGATAAAGGACAGCCCTGCCCGCAGTCCGTGGAATGCACGGATCGCAATGTCCAGTGGCGTGTTGACGTATGCAAGAGTTTGACCGAGCAGATTGAAAACCCTGGCTGAGTTGTCAACGCCAGTGGCATTCAGATCGAGATTGACTAGCAAGTCCTTCAGCATATCGATCAACATCGTTGCATACGGCAGGAATGCTGTACCGATCGCTGTGGAGACCTCAATCCATCCGGCCTGCAACGCTTTGAGTTGGTTGGCAAAGGACATGCTTGATCGGTCAACGTCGCCCTGTGCTTGAGCCGTGCCGGCCAAGATGATGTTGTAGCGAGCCATCGCTTTTTGTGCGTCGTTGGCGGTCCGTGGGTCTAGTCCTTGCTTGAGCAGCTCCGCTTTCATCGCGGTTTCATTGACGATCACCCCGAAGCGTTTCATTGGCTCGGACTCGCCAACGATCGCAGAACGCAACGCCTCGAAAGCGTCAACGTCTGCGGCATTGTGGAAGCTCGCCAGATCGTAGGACAACTGCGTTAGATTGCGGCTCATCTCGGCAGCGGCTGCTGGATCAACTCCCATCGGGATAACTAGCGATTGAGCATCAGCCATGAAGCCGAGAACCTCGGATCGGCTACGCCCCATCGTCGCGGCAAACTGATCGCCCCAAGCTTGCATTGATCGAGCATTCTGGCCAAATACCACATTGAACTTATTCAACGTCTCTTCCAGCGTGCTTGCGTTGCGGATGGCATCGGTAATCCCAACGGAGATTCCGAACGCAGCACCAAGGGCGGTTGCCTGGCCGATGAGTGACCGCATCATCCGGCTGAGCATGTTTAGGCTGTTGCCGATCGCACCGAACCCAACCCGCCCGACCATCTGTACCTGGGCTGAGAACTTCTTAATCTGGGCTTCCATCGATGCAAAGGCACGGCGGAAAGCGGCCTGGCCTTCAACTCCCATCTCAACATATGCACGGCCTGCAAATTGTGCCATTAGCCGAATCTCGCTTTGTAGTAGTCAACCCAGATCTTAGTCATTTTGTTTCGATGTCTTGCCAGTGCCGGTGCCATCGTTGGGCGCTTGGGCATTTTGAAGTTCATCGGTCTACCAGTCTTGCTAGAAATCAATGCTAGATCCTGATAAGCAATCGTCGTTTTTCCCTTGCGTCGCTTGATGTTTTGCAGTGTTATCAATGCTGGAATGTAGCGTACCTTAGCCGTAAACGTACCGCCAAACTCATGGAGCTCAGCACCCCATTTCGATCCTAGCTTTCGGCTCCATCCAGCAAAGCCGATCTTTACATCGCGCTTGCCGAGGTTTACCTCATAAACAATCTTTCGGATTCCGAAGTCACGATCGCCATATCTCGCCATCGGCGGTTTGCCTGGTGGCCTGGGCTTGCGTCCCTTCTGATAGACTGCAACAGGCTTACCGTCGATTACCTCAGTTCTAATCTGCTTCTGCGGCTTGACTGGATTCCCGATAAGCTTCCTAGCATCCTGCCGAATGATCGCACCAAACCTTTCAAGTGCTCGGCGGTCGATGTCCTGAAGTGCCGATATCCTGCGGTTGGCTTGTTGGATAATCCGCTGAAAGCCCCGCGTTTTTGCTTTCAGCTTTAACATCGCGTTTATCCTTTGGAAGCATCAGCTTGAGCATCGAAATAGTCTGCGAGTTGATCGGCCATCGCTCTTTGCCATCCTTTTTCCCGACGTCGGCAAAAAGCTCTGGACGGGCTCCCCTCGCCATCTCCATTAACTGCCAGGCAGTCAATCCTGCGGGGTCGATTCCGACGATTCCAGCCAGTCGATAGAGAGCTTGCCAAACGCTTGTTTGATTCGCTCCGCTTGTACCTCCTGGCCCCGCTTGCTGCTTGACCACAGACCGGCCAGCAGTTCCTTTTTTGCGGGTGCCAGGCGCGAAAAAAAATCGCTCCACTCCTCCATGAAAGCATCGATCCCAGCGGCTAAAGCATCACCATCCAAGCGATCGCCAAACGTCCTGCAATCAATGCCCAATGCTTGGGCCTGATCCATGCAGATAAACCAAAGGACATCCATCAAAGTCGGGATGTCAGTTGGCATCTGCTCAGGGGAGTCTAGTAGATCGATCTTTAGATTCTGCTTGATCGCCAGCAAGTTACCGACCGTCAGCTTAATCTGCCACTGATGGCCGGTGGAATCCTTAAACGCTCGCATGTTGAAACCTCGTTAGGATGACTGCAAAAACTACGTTGCAGTATACCAAACAGGGGCGGAGTTGGCGTTCTTCACTGGTCGCAAGGAGACGTCCACCATCAACGCCTCGCCGAGGTTCTCATTGCGAGTAAACGATTTGACCATCATCGTGGCCCGCAGCCCCTCGCTGCCAGCCGTTGCAACCAGGCCATCAAGGACAAGAACCTCAACAGCGGTGTTATTGATGAAGGCACCCTGGAAGGCATCGAAGTCAGCGTCGCCGGTATCCCAGAGCATCCCGAATTCGACGGTAGCATCCTTCATCCCGTCAACGAATTCCTTCCAGCCACCAGACGCCCTGGTCGTGACGTCGGTTTCGTCCTTCTCAAGGCTCAAGGTCAAGTCCTTGACGTTGCCGATGAGATCCCACGTCGGGCTGGCATAAGTGCCGGTGTTGCGGTAAAGCTTTGCGTTTTGGCTAAGTACGTGTGCCATTAAATTGTCCCCTTATAGCGGATGGAAATGGTTGTCTGTAGGACGCCATCTTCGGCCACCCGGTTCGGGTCGAATGGCTCCAATTGCTCGATCTCATGAACGTATAACCCAGCCAGGTTATTGGCCGCTAGGCGGTCCATTAGCTCCTGGCAGAGCGTCAAAAATTGTCCCGTCTTAGTCTCCTGCGCTGCTTCAGTCCCGCTGCAATCAGTACGAAGGACCACACCAACGGTGTAAATCTTCGTCCAAAGGTTGCTACGGCTCAGTAGTTCGCGGGATTGTTCGGCACTGTGTACCGTGACATCCCAGCCAGTGAGCGCATCCCGATCGTAGATTGGGACTAGCTTCTTGGCGGTCGTCACTGTCTGGCTGTACGTCCCGCCCTGTATGAGCGAGACAACAGCGTCAACTAGATCCACTGGCAAGGGCATTAGGTTTCCTTTGTGTGGATCCTCAAAGTCTGCATCGTTTGATCCTGATACCGCCAAGCGGCCTCACCACCTACCGAAAGAACCTTGTAAACCCTGGTCCCTTCGGTGATCTGATCGCCTCGCTGAGGAGTTATCACAACACCACCGATCTTTAGTTCCGATGCAAGCAGGATGTAGTCTCGGCTCTTAATTTGCTCAATGACTGATCCATCCTGCGTGACATCATGCACCGACCGGCCAGGGACAGCCCTGGAAATCGTCACAGATGAAGCACCGCGCGTATAGGTGATCGACACTCCATGAATGGAGCGTGCGGCCTTATGTGCGGCGATGACTGCGGACTCCAGGGCTGTTGGCATTGCTTACCTCAGTGGACTAGGATCAGGTCAACAGGGTTTCGGTGCTGCCGATCTGATCCGTAACCACGATGGGCACCCCGAACGATTCCGAGGGGAATGGTGCAGGTGCTCCAGTCGGGTTGGTCGCGGTCCTGCTGGACTGCAACTGACGATGCGATCGTCGGTTCATGACGATGTAGTTGGGACCACGCGAAGCAGGGAACTTTTCCAAAGCCTGAGCGATCAGGCTGTCGGTCAGTCCCTTGCCAGAGTCGGCAGTCAGGTTGGCGATGCGGACAACGCTGTAGATCGATCCAACCTTCAGGCCACACCAACCGATAATCGGGTGGTAGAACGCTGGGAAGCGACCAGTAGCGGATCCGGCACGCTCAACGATCTGCCGTTCACCGATCGAGATAACACCCTGCTGACCCCAGAGAACCTGGCAATCAGAATCGCCCGTGCGGACCAGGTACACCGAGGAGCCAGTCGCAGAAGTCGTTCCACCAGCACCGACCACCTGGGCGTCTGCAAGCTGATTCAGGTTCGACTGGCCGGCAAAGCCAACAAACCCCTTCGCATCGTTGCCAGTGCCATAGAAAATCTGCTGCTCCACCTCGGCCATCGCCTGGCGCATGTGGGCGAGTGCCTCGATTCCCATCATGTGCTCAAGGCCACGCTCATCGGCGGTAGCGGCTGCGATGTCCACGGCGAACGAAGCATCGAGCACCTTGAGATCCAGCGTCACGCTGGTGTAGGTGCCCTTGGTGTTCTCGACGCCATCGTTGACGTCACGAAATCCGACAGACGGATTAGCCGTGATCTTGCTGTACTTGAACGTGTTGCCAAGCACGGTTCGTGCTGCGAGCACGCTCAAGAACGGTGCATCGTCAAGGACATCGCTAACAAGGATGTCCATGTCGGTTTTGTTGAAGTGCGCTACATCGCTGGTCGTCAGGTAACTATCAGCCATAGTTTAGAATCTCCGTTTTGGTTGCGTTGGTTAAAATCAGTTAGCGGACTTTGGAGCGAACGCCCCAGCCCATCGAATCGCCTTGTCATCAGCACCAGCCTTTGCAAGCTTCGCCTTTCGCTCTGCTGCTTCGATCTGAGCTGCGGTCAACTCCTTGCCAGCAGGTGCAGCGCTCAGTGGCTGCTCCTCGCCAAGCTTTCCCTCGATCGCTGCAAGCTTCGCGGTCAGCTCGTCCACCTGGGATTGCAGCTTCGCGTTAGCCTCGCCAATCTCGCCATTGACGATCGACAGGCACTCCTGCATCGTCTTGCCTTCGAGGAACCACTTGGCTCCTCGATCACCAAACGCAACCATGTAAGGTTGCGCAGCCTCAAGGCTCATCGCAGCGGGTGCAGGTGCCACAGGTGCGGCCTGTTCCTGCTGCTGAGTCTCGACAGCGTCCACCGCTGCATCAGCCATAACGTCTTCTCCGTAGTGAAGCGACAGAAAACCGAGTAGTCTTTCGACCACTTCCTTTTTCGGAACACCCGAAAAATGAGTCTCGATCAGCGAGCTAACAACAGGTGCTAGGTCTCGCTTGTCGTATAGATCAAAGAGACCGCCACGGGTTGCGGCGGGTTCATCGACAAAATCAACAGCCCTCAGCCCCTTGATCCGCAATGGTGCTTTTTCGCCGGGCTTGAGGGATTCCAAAGCGGCTAGCATCTCATCAGAGAAGTCAGCCACAATCGACAATCCAAACGTCTCGGAATCCTCTTGGGCGAGCTCCAGTAGGTACGCTCCCTGTTGTCCCTTCGGACTGTTATCACTTGCCGATAACATCGTGAAATCAGCGTAGACAGCGTTCCCCTCGACGCGGAAATTCCGTGCCCTGGCAACTGTGGTCCCGAGGCCATCGCTCGACATGTGCGGATGGGTCCAGCGTGCTTTGATTCCACGGGTTGCACCGTTGCCGATGTCAGCGACCTGCTGAAGCGTGACAGCATCAACAACGATTGGCCGAGAGTCGTTTAGGCTCCCTGCCTCGATCACCTTGGCCCGCTTGATCGTTCGGCCATCAACACCGCTTGCCGGTGCTTTGGCTGGCTGGCTACGAAACATCGTTAGGCGGCTGTTGCCCATTGTCTTCTCCTTCGCTTTCGGTGGTCTCTTCCGGGACGTCAGGCTCAGCCATGACAGGGACAGTAACCAGCCCTTCGGTCGATTCGTCGAAGCCGTATTGCGTTAGGTAATCCCGCTCCTCGGCAAGCTTGCGCACCACATCCCGCCAGTCGTCGCCGTACTTCTCCCGGCGGATCTCTGAGCGAGTTCGTAGTTTGCCTTCGACGGCCATCAGGTCGCCTGTGATTTCTTGCTCTGGATTCCAATAAGGCACACCCGCAGGGATCCAGTCCCAATAGATTTGATCGATCTGCTGTACTCCCGCAGGCATCGAAAGAATCCCCGCAGCCATCCATTGCTGGATCTTCCAGACGGTGATGCGGTCGAGCATCTCTTTCAAATCTTCTCGCTTCGATTTGCAAGCCTGCTGATACTGGATAAGAGCAGCGCGGGAACCAAAGAAGTTCGTGTACGCTTCATCGTAGAACGACCAAGGAATATCCAGGCTTTTGAGTGCTGCTTGTAGGCTAAGCGTCAAGAACGCCTGAAACTCTGTTGATGGGTGGCGTGACTCAAGGAACTCAGCCTTATCACCTGGATCTAGCTCAAGCTTGACGGGACCACGGCCAAGGTCAACTTTGTATTCATCACCATATAGCTCCGCGTCATCGTCTGCCATTTCGCGGGTAATGGCGAGGGCGAAGAGTTGGGTTATCTTCGCTTTGGCCCGTGCGTAGTCAGTAACTTCCAAGCTGTCCTGAAATGATGCGATCGCGGATGTAAGCGGGCTTACACCACGCACCTGATCGAAGGAGTCGAAGTAGGCAAGCTGAATTACGTTGCCAGCGCTGATGTCCCTTTCAAAGCTGTACTGGCCGTCCAAAGAACGCGACCACACCGCAACACGATTCATCGATCCGCCAGCACCTACCTTGATACCGTGCACCCAGTTGTACATCGGGTCGACGCGGTTATCTGGTGAGCGGACTCGATCGCCCTCAATCGCCTGAAGCCTGCCATCACGCAGCTTGACTAGAAACACGTCGCCATCTAGAACCCGTCGCATCTCAGCCAGGCGAACCATGCGGCGTAGCGAGTGACGGCCAGCAATGTCGCAATTGATGGGCCTGTTGTACCAGTTCATGAGCGCCTCTAAGCGCTCATTGAAAACTGGGTCGTCAGTGTTAGCCTGAAATGTGAATGTCGAAACGTAATCTAGGTGCTTGCGGATCGCCCATGCCGCTACACTGAAATTTCGGTTTAGCTCCCGCGCACCCTCGATAACCCTGCGTCGCTTCTGCGAATCTAGCAACGCATCACTAGACTGGATCCGCGTTCCTGGATCGCGACGCTGCTGGTTCGGTTCGGCTGCGATGTACCGCCCGAAACGTGAAAGCCAGTTTGTTGCGGCGCTGCGTGCCTCTTTAATCATGGGAGTTTCCTAGATTAAAGTTGCTCATCCGCGATCTGGTGCGGCTATAGCGGGTGACTTCCTTCCGCCAGCGTTGCAGTTCTTTCATGGCGTTCGGTCGATCAAATTCGACGTAGGTGCCATCAACGCTCAAGCGAATGACAAGAGCACTGGAGGCCAATTGCTCCTCCAGAACCTCTACCATCTGCTTGGCGAATTCCAATTTGCGATTACGCTCAGAAAAGTCTGCGTTGCTCATGCAAACATAAAAGCAGAATTCAGGCGATTTTCGCCCGAGTTACCTAACAGATTCTGACTATTTTGGATAGATTGGACCAACTTCCCGCAGAATAGATGGCTGGTTGCAGAATTTGCAACTCACCCGGAAACGCCTAATCTCCTGATTCAGTTCAGGGTAAGTGGCGTGATAATGGGCTCCCTGCTGCTTTAGTAGCCCGCCACACTTTCCGCAATGCGGGCAGCAAGGGACTTCGTAGGAAACGGTTGGTGGCTTCTTGCGTGGTTGGTTCATAGGTAGTCAACGCTCCCTCGATGTCGCTTCCTTGGTGCTTCCTGCTGTGGCTGCTGGGTGGCCAGTGGCTGCTCGCCTGTGGTCACCTGTGGCATCTGTGCGGCTGATCGCCTCCGCCTCGGCCCTGCATCGCTGGGCAATCTGCAACCCTCCACCGAGGCGGCTACGCAACACCCGACCAGGCAATCCAACCAGTGGTTGTCAGGCCTGTCTGCTTTGATTTTCCACTCATCGACAGTACGGCCGCGTCCCTCAGTCCTAACAGGGAACTCTGCGCGTAGGTGCTTGGCTATGGTTTCATGCTCGATCCCGCTCGCCTGGTACAGCGTGAGACTGCCAGGTGTACCTGGTTCGGTGGATAGGCGGGAATGAAGGAACGATTTCCACCAGTTGGCATCAAATAGAACGTGCCTGATTGGGCTGTCCTTTGCTCGATCGATTCGCCAATGCTGACCAACAGCCCTCCCAAGCCTGCGGGTGTGGTTAGCGTTCAATGGCTCGTTCGAAGCACCGATCCCCTTACCGTGGCTAGGGTAGATCGACCCTTTGTGGGTTGATCGCTGGCAATGCTGGTAGACGATGTTACGCGACAGCCCCCAGTTGGCATCGATGAGCATGCGATTGATGGCAAGTTCCAGCCCGTCCTCAGTCTTCCAGATGCGGCTGAATAGATCCTTCTCGATTGCTGCCAGTGCTTTGGCAATCTTCGATTCCAATGACTCGCCGGGGAACTGCTTCGTGAAATTGTTTCTCACGCCAGTCATTCGGAAATTCGTCGTTCGCTGATTTGGCCAGGCTCCGTACTCGATCACAGTCCCGGTCATATCGTGACGCCAGGCGGTCACAGCGTAGAAAAGGATCTCTTGCTGAACGTCAACCATTGCGACAATCTTGGTGGTATTCGCTGGTGCGATCCCCTTGGGTGTGTGTCCCATCCGCTTAGCTAAGGCGGTTTCGCTGAGCATCGTATCATCAGCCCGCAATTCCATCGGCTGATTTTGATATTCCGCGAAAAATGCACCCTCATCTCGGAAATAGAGATTCATTGCGTTTTGGATCGCGGATAGCTCATCCTCGTTGAAACGATCTTTCCATGCTGCTTTGGCCCCCTTGTCCATTTCCTCCCGGTGGTCACGATAGAATTCTGTGGCCTCAGTGGTATCGGTGCCGTTACGGAAGCACGCTTCCCGGATCTCCTGATACCGCTGCCAAAGATCCATCTTTTCGGGCATACCATAGAGCAGCTGCGTTCTCTCGCCGTGCCACTCAGGTGACACCTGACGGTCTAGCGATTGGTCCGCCATGTCGCCACGCTGAATGACTGTACATGGCATCACACCAGCGATCTTTACGCCAGGGCCAGCGAGGCCCAAAATGTCGCCGTTGACGATAGCTAAGCGATCATCGTTCTGGGTTCCGCTCTTGGCAGATTCCCGCGTCTGCGGGTCATCCAGGATCACATAATCAGGGCGGATAACCTCGCCATCTGGTGTCGTTTCCTGCTGTCCTCGAATATCGCCAGTGATACCACAGACGGACACCAGCGAGCCAGACGCCTGGCTACCTTCGATCGTCGGCAGCATGATGTTATCGGCAAGCCAGCGGATCGCGGTATTCTTGCCTCGGTACGTCTGCGAATTCGCCCGAGCTGGCTTGCCATCCAGTAAGACGATCGGGTAGCAGACTTCGGGGAAGTCGGCCAAGAGTAACGGGTTGAATCGTAGCTCCGATTTGATACCGTTCAGAAGCTTCTGGGCTTTGGGTTCAGTGGCACCCACCAGACAGACCCAGCGACGGAACCCGCAGAGCAGAGCCCATGTGGCAGCGGTGATAGCAATCGTGGTTTTACCGCTACCTCGAGGCATCGCCATCGCGAAGAGGCCACCAGCCTTGACTGTGGTTTCGATCCGCTCAAGGACTCTTAGGTGGTCATCAGACCAACCGAGGTGAAACGCTGATGGTCGGTAAATCTCGCAGTAAGCGCGGAGGCTGTCCATTGCCTCCTGTCTGCGGACTGGATCGCCAACGGGCGGAATCTCGCCAATATCCGCAGCGGCTTTAGCCTGCTGTCGCATCCGCTCCGCCATCTTCTCCCGGTGGACGCGATATTGCTCAGCAAGCTTGTCCTTGCGGTCGCTATTCATCGTCGCCATAGATTGATCCCAGCTCCACTGGGTCGCCCGTCACGGTATCAGGCAGACTGACGTACCAAGCTTTGTTCTCAGCGGCTCCGCGATAGACTTTGTAACGACACCCTGGGAACAGGTTGGTGAACTGTGCAACACCGTTTGCGTCGCTGGTCACGGTTCGCAGCCGGTTATCCAGTGCCAAGCCTACCGAACCCTGAGCAAGCCCGACCAATTGCATGGTGATCGATACACCAGCCTCGACCACTCCTAGGTGGCTGTAACAGGTGTAGTAGCCTGTGATCTGAGTCGCTGGGCTTGGCGTGATGCTGATCGCGGTCAAGCTGTAGCTAACGGTCTCATCGTCATCTACCACCAGAGAAGCGCCGGCAAAGGTGGCACCGGGCGAGGTGATAGCTACTGTCCAAGTGCCATCGTCAACGTTGAACGTGACTTGGCCGGACGCGTTGGTAGATCCAACGTAGGTTTCAGCGGCTTTGGTTAGACGCACGCTAGCACCTTCAACGGGCGATGCTGAGAGCGTCACGGTGACAACCACAGTACGTGCACCGGTGCCGGTTCCACCTCCACCACCACCAGTTGGAGCATTCTGGAGAGCTGATGTAGAGAAGCGAGCATTGGCGGTTCCGTCGTTGACAATCATCGTGTCGAGGTCAGTCATCACCTCGGTTGCAGCAACGCCAGCAGCGATTGCCGCCACGCTGTGAACGTGCGTAGTTGGGATGATAATGAACGCATCGCCAACCTGAGGCGCCGCAGTGAAAGCCTCCTCAACCGTGATCGCTCCATTGGTGTTGGCGTACGTCAGAATCGGGCTGTTTTGCTCATTCAACGCACCGCCAGTCCATAGCAACACGGCATGCTTAAACGCCCCAGTCGGGTAGTTTACGTCGGAGGTAAAGGCGGTAGTTGTTGGCGATGTAGCACTAGTCACGGTTCCCTCTATTACCGTGTTAGCTTTCCTGAGTAGGTCCATCAACTTGCCGAAGGTGCCAGCCGTTGTGTGCTGGTTGTATGCTTCGTCCCAAACCGCGTCGGCAATCGTGCCAGCCGTCGGCGGTGCAACCGCCAGACTGTAGCCGGTTTTGTCATTGTTGGTCCCAACAGTAACGGCACCACCAACAGTAATTCCAAGCGCGGCAAAGTTCGATGGAAACGCCTGCGTCAGTGCGTAGCCTGTCTTGTCATTGTTCGTGCCAACCGTCACTGGACTTGTTACGCTGTTGACTGATCCGGCAACATTACCACCAACATTGCCTGTCACGCTCCCAACTGAACCAGTGACGCTGCCCACTGATCCAGATAGATTGCCAGTGATGTTGCCGGTTATGTTGATGCTGGCCGAGGATGGCAAGGCTACTGCATCCGTGACAGCCTTGATCGTGGTGCCGCTGAGGGTCAGCGTAGTGGCTGGCGATCCGACATTGGCAAGATCGATTCCCGCTTCACCGCCAGCGGAAACGTCCAGCGTGCGTCCCGCCGTGGTTGGCTTCAGCGCTCCGAATGCGTCGGTCTGGTAGTCAACTGCATCAAGTTGAATGTAAATGTTCACCGGAACCATATTTGCGGCGCCGCGGTACTGGATGCAAACCTCGTTGCCTCCATCCAAAGCGGCATCGGGAATTCCGACCTCATACCAACCAGGCATGTTGGTGTTGTCAACTGCGACGAAACCACCCGAAGCAAAGGTGCCAAGAGTTGCGGTTACTAAGGTAATCTGCACCTCGTTCGACAAGTCGCCTGCGTAGTAGTACGCCACAAGCCCACTTGTTGAGTGCGTAAGGTTGGCAAGCCCCGCGCCTGTGGTGCTGGACGAATCAGCGATAAAGATCAGCCGGCGGACGGAGGTTGAACCACGTTTGATCTTCACTGGTCTGCTCCTCCTCTGACGTTTACCATCCTCGCACCGCCACCGCCACCAGCCGAGTAGAACGGCTGCTCAAATAGCTGACACGTAGCCGTTCGCCAAGTCGCGCTGTTAGTTACAGAAACGTTTGTCGATGCCCACGATGAAGCGTTCGCGTTGGTGTCGTGACTCGCCATCTCCCAGCCGGTACCAACCAGATTCGCACGATTGGTCATCCCGCTTGGTGCCGTCTCCAGTGCATTGGCGTCGCTTCTCATCGCAGCGAAACCAAGGATCCATTGGTCTGTATTGGTTCGGTCGTTGGCGACAGCAATTGCTGCATAGTTGACCGTGGTCGATGTCGCTAGGTTACCAGCGCCCAAACCGGGAACCAGCACATTGCTTCCGGTCGGACGGTAGACAACGGCAATGATCCCGTCTGCGTTTGTCCACGTACCGCTTGTCTCGCTCGATGTTTGCGCGACTTTGTACGCCAAGCGAACACCAGTAAGCGAACCAGTCAACGGGAATACGTTGATCCAGCCGGACGGCAAAGACGGGGCGGTCGCCACGCCATCATTGAATGCCCAAATGATTATCGTGTCGCCTGCCGCATGCGTGCCGATAGTAACGGTATCGCCTGCGTTGGTCGCTGCGCTGATATAACTGATGGTCACAGGCTAGGCTCCGTTTCAGCGGATCCATCCCATTGCAACATAGCCCGATTGTACTCGTTCCAGCGTTCGGCACCTGCGGCTAGTTTGTCCCGCTTGATGGCTCCAAGCTTTGCAACTCGATAGCCTTCAGCGATCCTGCTTGGATCCTCAGCCAGTCCCGCAAGTTCGCACGGGCTCGCCGGTCGCCGTCCAGCATCGGCAATCCGAACCAAGAGCGGGTGCCCAATCGCTCGCAGTTCAGCGTTCAATGTCGCGTCACCGATCGGCAAGCCAGCACCGCCAGCCTGCACAACAGCCCAACCCATTCCGATTCCCTCAAGGAAATTTATCAGGCTCGGCATGTTGATCTGGCCAATGACTGATGCGATCCCAAGGAGCGACCAGCGATCAGGATCGATGTATGTTTTGCTCTTGGCTAGTGCGGCTGCTACCGCTTCAGATTCCGTCATCGTCTCCCAGCCAGGTAGCTTTTCAACCAGTTGCCTATAGGACATTTAGCGGGCTCCTTCCGATGGGTGCAACTGGTTAACCCGCTCTTCCAAGCGAGCGACGGATTGATTCAGTTTCAGCCGATCCTCGTAGCATTCGTGGGACTGCTGAGCGCACTGCTCCAAGTCCTTCCGCATGTCCTCGATCTGCTTTGCGTTCCTGGTCTCCTGCTGCTTCCACAATGCAGCAACAGCCCCAGCCATCGCAGCCACAACGGGACCAACGTAAAGTGCTATCTCGTTTGCCATCGTGCTTTTGCTCATTCAATCACGATCAAGGGTGGGGAGTCGGGTAGGTCGATCTCTTCAAGGGTCATCACAGTAGGAAGCTTGGCCTTATACCACCGCTCAAGCTCTTCGGCTGGCACGTTATACATCGCCCGAGCACCCCAACTGGTGTTGTTGAGGATAAAGAACAACTTTCCGGAGCGATCATAGAAATGCCCACTCCATCCCATGCAGTGCGGCCAGAAATTATTCGGATCGCGGCCATGGATCGGGAATCCATCTGGGTGGTCACCGATCTTGCGAATCGCAATCATAGAGCACATGAAAGAAGTTTTCATCTGCTTTGATGCTTCAAGGTGCTGATCGACAGATTCGATCTTGACGGATGCCAATAGGCGGTGGTCACAGAACTGGCGAAGATCTTCAATGAATTGCCAATTGCCGAACGCACGGTAGAGCGATGGTTTGCCGATCGGTTCCGGCAGCATCCGCTCGCCATCAGCATTCTGTGATTTCAGGATCTCCAGCAGTTTCGGGGTGCCGCAATCGAGCACCCCATCTTTCATCAAAGATTCCGCCATTGGCTCGCAATACAGCCCGTCTTTTCCCCGCATGTTGACACGCTTTCGAGCCATGCCATAGCTTTGCGGCGCGTAAGGGGCGATCGAATCTGCGCCAAACTCCGCGCGGCCAAGATACTCCTCCGCGTCTCCTCTTGCTGCGATCTGTGCAATCGCTCGCTGAACCCAGACGCGGAAGGTGTTGCTCGCAACGCATGAGCCAATATCCTGCGGTAGCCAATTGTACTTACGCCCTACGGTGATTTCCTCAAGCGTGTTGAGGCACATGCTGTTGTCAGCCATGCCCTTGCGGGCCATCGCTTCGACCCATCGACGACGGATCCCTGGAAGGATGTCGTTATTGGTCGGGCGGCTACGGTACGCCACCGGCATATCGGCGGCGGCGCGTTCGTAAGTCTCATTCTCAACCCGGATCATCTCCGCTTCGGTCAGGGTGCCATCACCCCAACCCATTGGTCCGATTGCGTGCTCTAATCCACTCATTGTCCCGCCTCCAGTCCAGAGGCGACGCAGGACCAGTATC